CGAACACTTAATGCAAACGTGAGAGTACAGGTATGAGCGGAATACATCCTTCTTTAAAATCACTCGCCGTAGACATCGACACTCTTGACTATCTTGAGGGGAATCCGCGAATAGGAAATGTTGAAGCAATCATGGCTTCATACTCAGAGTTCGGTCAGGTTAAGCCAATTGTCGCCAAGAAAAACGACGATGGAACTGCAACTGTTATCGCAGGTAATCACCAACTTGAAGCAGCAGTCAATCTCGGATGGGAACAGATTGCGGTTATTTTCCTAGACGCCGACGACAAAAAAGCAATTGCTTTTGCTCTTGCCGATAACAGGACAATGGAGCTTGGTTATACAGAACCAGAGCTCTTAACCGACATGCTTCTAGAAATTAGCGAGTACTACCCAGACCTTCTTGATGGATTGGGCTGGGACGAATTCGAACTTGCATCAATGGAAAGCGACATGATAATTGAGCAAGCAAGAATGGATAACTCCGAAGAAGAGATTCCACAGACTAGAGAACAAATAGCAGAGCAAAAAGTTTACGACGATGCTGTTGACTCAATAAAGGGAATGGTTCAAAAAGATGATTCTGGAGAAAACAGAATCGTTGCCAATTCGAATCTAGACCATTCTGATATTGCTACTCGTGGCTCCACTATTGCTGTACCGGGCTCAGCTCCACAGGCAGCAGTTCAATACACAATTGTTTTTGATAATGCAGACCAGCAGGCTCTGTGGTACAAATTTATCAAGTGGCTGCGTTCTGACCCAGCTGTTGACGGAGACACCACGGCAGAGAAATTGATTAACTTCATAGACCCACACATGCCATGACCAGACAAAGAATGTTCTTGAACATTTCTTGCGTGGAAGCTGCGCGCCAAAGAATCAGGCATGTCTACGACCAGTTCGACACTGTGTGCGTGCAGTTCTCTGGTGGCAAAGACTCAACGGCTGCTCTGCTATTGGCAAAGGAAGTTCACGAGGAACGTGGGCTTGGACCAGTCAAAGTTATCTTCAGAGATGAAGAGATGGTTAGCCCAAAGACAATTGAATATGTTGAAAGAGTAAGGAACTACGACTGGGTAGATATGGAATGGTATTGCCTTCCATTCATTGCTGAAGTTTGGGTTCTTGGAAAGCGTGAACGAATCCTTCTATGGGGCGCTCTTCGCGGAAGCGAGGGCAGGTGGGTTAGAGATATGCCACCATGGGCAATCAATGCTCAAACACTTGGATTGAATCCAGCCATGTCTCTTCCAGAGCAAACCGACTATTACACAATGCAGGGAAAGGTCGGCAACGTTGCCTTCATCACTGGTGTTCGTGCAAGTGAGTCAATGGTTCGTTATCGCTCAATTGTTCAGAAGCTTCATGAAAATTACATCGTTACTCCATACAAGCTAAAAAGAGGAATACCTCTTAAGTTCGCAAAGGTCATTTACGACTGGAATACGGATGATGTTTTCAAGTTCATAGTCGAAGAGCACGGTTCTGATTATTGCGAGTACTACGACCTTGCAGCTTTGACTGGCAGCAATACGCGAGTCGGTATCCCACTCCACTCCATTGCTATCAGAAGAATCGGAGATGTGGTTGCCACCGAACCGGAATTCTACGACAAGCTTGTTGAGTGTTTTCCGCACATTGACGCTCAAAGAAGAATATGGAAAGACTTCGATGTTGAGAAGTTGATTTCTAAGTATGCCAAGGATGGTTTTACTGGTGCATCCAACTTCATCAATGATTTTATTATTGGCGAAGAAGCAGCTCGGTCTGCAAGAACTTTCGTTGCGAAGTTTAGGCAGAAGCACGCTATAGACCCAGGCGGGTATCCACTCAATTATCTAATTAGAACTCTTCTCCTAAACCAGTTTGACTCAAACTCACCGACACCAGTTGGCCCCAAAACAAAAGCTCATGCCGTAAGAACCATTGAATCGACGGAGGAACAAAGTGAAACATTTGAATATTAATTACGTAAAGGCAAGCGACTTAAAGATTCCGGAATGGAAGGCAACGCACATACTCCGTCCAGACTTGCTTGTCTTGTCTGCATCGCTAATGGAATTTGGTTTTATTGAGCCAATCCACATCCGGGCATCAACCAAGGAAGTTATAGACGGAAGCGAAAGACTCAGACTGGCCATGAATGTTTCAAGAATTGCCGATGCTCATGGGGACATGATTCCAGTCATCGAGCACGATTGCGATGGTCTGACCGCAATGATGATGCATCTACGCCTAAACAGGGGGCGCGGAAACCTGGTTTCAAAGAAGATTTCCAACATAGTACGGAAGCTAAAGCAGTCTGGAAAATACAATCGCCATGATTTTGATTTGCTTTTGTGCATGAAGACTGACGAGCTTGAGGTAATGTTAGAGGCGTCAATCATCAAGACGAGAAACATAGCTGAACACACGTACTCCCGTGCTTGGGTCCCAATTGAGGCTCCTGCAGGAACAGTGGACAGCGAGCCAGTTGTAGAAAGACCACCGAATCCGGATAGGTGACGGTGATATAATTATTTTATTAGTCCGTCCAAAAACAAGGAACAATTAATATGCCACAGCCAATTCAAGGACCAACGCTTGCTGAAGTAGCTTTGAATCGAAGAGAAAATGAAAAACTTGTTAAAGCGAGGGGTGTTCTTTCCAAAGACGGCAGGGACAGACTGAAGAAGGCGCTGAAAGCTCCAGACATGACTGGTGCCACTCAGAGAGAAAAAGCCAGACAAAGACAGATAGCCAGGGAACTCAAGAAGTACAGAACAGGAGCAAAGGGCGCTCCGTCGACACGAAAAGCCAACGCTCTTTTCAACGAGTCTGGAAGAATTGGCGCAAGAGCAAGAAAACGAGCAGCTGAAAAAACAGCAGCAGCAGCCAAGAAGGCAAAGAAGGCCAAGAAAGCCGCTAAGAAGGCACCCGCCAAAAAGGCTGCTAAAAAGGCTCCAGCCAAGAAAGCAGCCAAGAAGGCAGCACGACCAGTTAAGAAAGCAGCCAAGAAAAGTCGCTAGGACTTAATTATTGAGTTATAAATAATTAGTGCTTTTCTTTAAAGTGCTACAATTGGACTGAAAAGTTGCAACCTCAGAGGTAAGCCATGCTTGTATCAGTTCAAGATTTAGTCACATATATGGACATCTCTCTGTCTATGCGTCAACAAGATGCTGCCGAGATGGTTCTTGAAGGTCTTCAAAGCGAGCTAGAAGCGTATCTTCGCAGACCTGTCGAGCCAACAGAGTTCACTGAAGAATATGTTCTTGACTCGGGTCACCTTGGCGTTCCAATGGGCACTTTCCTTTCAGTTAATAGGCCGGTTGGTGACTCATTTAGCACGACGAGTCCTGTGGAAAATACCGTCTATACGGAGCCTCCACAGACAATATATTTGCGCAACTCCCCTGTCGTCTCTGTAATCGAGGTCACCGTCAAGCCGCAATTCGGCGAAGAGCGCGTTTTGGTTCCGGAAAGCGACTATGTGGTTAGACGATACGGAATTGACTACTTCTTTGGATTCTCTAACGACATAGTGACGGTTAACTACACTGCTGGCCTTGATGGTGAAAACATAAAGATGTTTAAATTGATGATTCTTCGCGCGGCAACTCGTGAAATGCAAAACATGCACGACGATGTCGTTGGTGTAAAAGACCTCAACACAAGAAACGTTGCGCCACTGGAAACAGGGTTCTCCGACCGCGAGCTTGCCTCTGTCAGAAAGTACAGAAGAGTTAGAGTTGCGTAATGGCTAGGACAACTGGCAGGATAACAATTGAGGTTGAAGTCAAGGCGGATGATGTTCTTGAACTCCTAGAAAACATGAAGGACAGGGCTAATGATATGCGGCCTGTTTTCAGATGGGCAAAGGGTCAACTTGAATTAGCCAATGCGGCAAACTTCATGGCTAACGGCCTTCCAAGCGGAAAGCCATGGGCGCCACTTGACAAGGACTACGGCACATGGAAATCAGCACGCTTCCCCGGACGCGGAACGATGGTTCAGACTGGCAACCTTTTTAGAAGCCTTATCAACATGAACGACTCGTCGGTTAACGTTATAGAAAAAGATACAGCTACATTTGGGACCAACGTTGAGTACGCAAAGTTTCATCAATATGGAACCACAAAAATGGCCAAAAGAAAAATAGTTTTCACCCCACGGGAATTCCCACGAGAACTTGGAATTAACATGGTCAAATATATGGTTCTTGGTGAGGATGCGATTACATGAGCCTGATGCATGGCCCACAGTTTGCCAAGTCTTATGTCAATGAATATCTTAAATTGGATATTCCAACGAGAATAGTTAGCTATCGAAATGGCTGGAACGTTGACGACATTACTCTCCCGACACCAATCGACTTCTTCATCCACGAACCAATTGCAATGGATACCTGGCCGACAATAATCACCGCAGCAATATCTACAAGTAAATTTGAAAGAATTGGTTATGACGGGTCAGACCCTCTCTACCGTGTTGACTACTCAATGCGCACATATGTGTGGACTAGGTCAGATGGAGCCGAAGCTGTAACAACAATGAGAGACCGCTTAACCACGGTTCTCAGAGCAGCCCTTCTCGACTACCCATGCCTCAAGGCGTATGACGATAGGAACTCTTTTCGTGCAATGATTGACGAATCAACCATTCGTGAAGAGTTCTCCGACCTGACGCTGCTAAAGGGTGACAGGTTCCTTGCTGGTTCATACATCTCGTACACACTGCAAATAGACGAGATAGTCACAAGGGAGCCAATAGGTACGGTTTCAGAAATTGACCTGGAAGTAATAAATACTCCACTAACCGATAGTCTCCCTACTTTTGAACCTTTGTGAAGTACAATAAAAAAGGTTTAAAACATAAAACCGTTTACATCAAATCTTTTTAACAGTTGCATTAGAAAAACGTTTTGCATCTGTACAATTGAAACTAATAAGCGGGATTCCAATCCTAAAACGAGCAACAGGAGTGTCCAATGCCCGGTGTAGTCATTTCAACAGCAGTAAGAACAGGTCCATCAGCAACAACGGTTCGCGAATCATCGCAGCTCTTTGTCGTTGGCAAAGCACAGCGCGGACCAGCCGACGAAGCAGTACTCATCGAGAGCATTGCTGACTTCGAAGCGAAGTTCGGTGGTTATCTTTCAAGCTCTTACTTGCACCCAACAGTCGAAACATTCTTTGAAGAGGGTGGCACACAGTGCTACGTTGCTCGTACAGTAGGTGCTTCTGCAACAGTCGGAACTCTAGACCTTGATGACTCCTCGTCGACAGCTGTTTTGACGATTGACGCAAACGGACCTGGCACATGGAGCGCCGACGTAGATGTTGAAGTTGTCGAAGTTGTTGCTGGAACATCATTCAAAATCAACCTCCACTACCAAGATGCTCTTGTTTACTCAACTGGAACTGTCACATCAGCAGCACAGGCAGCTGGAAGAATTAACCTCAGCGCAGTAGCAACTCAGTATGTTTCTGCATCAGCAACAGAAGGAGCAACAACTCTTCCCGATGCGCTTGCAAAAACTGCACTTTCAACAGGAGCTGCTGGTTCAACTGTTGTTGTTGGTGACTATGTCTCATCGCTCGATTTGTTCAACGGAGCTCTTGGTTCAGGAGCTGTTACTTGCCCTGAAATTTCAAACTCAACAATGCACGATGCATTGATTGCTCATGCAAACACAAACAGCAGAATTGCAATCTTGCATGATGTTGAAAACGCAAGCATTGCAGCTGTCAAGGTGACTGCAGTAGCTCTCCAAGGCGGAGACAATGCAGAACATGCAGCACTTTACTTCCCATGGATTGAAGTTCCAACAACAATCAATGGCGTAACACGCTTTATCCCACCAGTTGGATATGTTGCTGCCAAGCGAGCAACCGCACATAATCAGACTGGTTCACACGTTCCAGCTGCAGGCTTGCTCTCAGCATCACGTTTTGTTACTGGCGTAAAGACAGACATCGACAAGACAAACGGAGACTCACTCGATGATGCTGGTGTTAATGCAATCAGAATCATTCAGAACTCCGTAAGAATCTACGGCGCACGTTCACTCTCGACAGATGATGAGAACTTTAGATACATCACAGCTCAAGACACCGTGAACCATGTTGTTATCGAAGCTGGTAGAAGCCTCGAAGACCTCGTCTTCAGCACGATTGACGGAAGAAACACAATCTTCAGCGCAATCGAATCACGCCTCATTGCAATTCTTTCCCCGCTTCGCGACATTGGAGCCTTGTTTGAGGCTTACGATGCAAACGGAAGAAAGATTGACTCAGGTTTCACCGTCAGATGTGATGCAAAGCTCAACCCAGTTTCACAGCTTGCCGGTGGCACTGTGAAGGCAAAAGTTGGTCTTCGCGTGAGCAGCGTCGGCGACAAAATCGAAGTCGACATTATCAAGTCAAACCTTACGGCGTCAGTCGTCTAACGGAGGAATAAAGCATGCCAAATACCAAAGTTTCGCAAAGGCAAGTACTTGGAAGTATTGTGCCAATTAACCAGACTCACCCTAAGTGGACAAACTTTAAGTTCGCTCAGGTGTCTGGTGGTGAAATAACAGCCTCCGTTGAGAAGATTTACGAAGGCGGAAAACTTCGCCCGACAGTTCTTTGTGCTCCATCAGAAATTGGTGACATCACATTGACGGCTCACTACGACTCAGATAGAGTCGCTTCAGAGCTCGGAACTGGAATTGCAGAAAAGATTGCCCGTCTCCGCCCACTTGTTGGTCGTGCAGAGTACGACGTGACAGTGCAGGTTTACGACTGCGACCTCGCAGTGCCTGGTACTGACCGCGTCTACTACAAGGCCCTTCTTGTTGGAATCACTGAGCCAGATGGTGACTCATCATCAGGCGCACCAGCAACATTTGCTCTGACATTTGCAATCCAGGACGTTGAATCGCCAACAGCCTAGTTTCTTTAAAACTAGACAAAAAGTAGTTGCACTAGCTCCCACTATCTATGTGGTAGTTTTTGCAACATGAGCGACAACAGCCTTTACAGCACAGAAGTAGAAGTTCCAGTTTCACCAGCAAAAGCAAAGCAGGCTAAAGCAGAAGCCGCCCCAAAGAGCGACACTGCATTAGACCGACTTCGTGAGGTTATTACCAAAAAGGTAGAACGCACGGTGGTTTTGCTTGAAGTACCAGAGCGCCCTGGTGTTCATGTTCGCATTAGTCCGAACATCACCCAGAATCAAATGCGCAACTGGCGTAAGGCATCTGGTGAAGATTCGCGAAATGGTCTTGATGCAACAAAGTTTGCATGCATGGTTATTGGACACACAACTGTCGGTATCGAAATTGACGGTGAAGAAGTTTTTGATGAGAACGGAAACGAAATCACTTTTGCTTCACCACTTCTCCTTGAGATGACAGAAACATCACGTCCGCTTCCAGATTGCGTTCGAGCATTCTTTGGTGTTGACCCACACGTTGAGGCTGCTGCATTGGCAATTCTTGATGCATCTGGCTACTCGGATACGGTTGATGCCGTGGACCCCTCGAAGGGGTCTTCGACGAACTAGTCGATTCGCCGGAAATTAAAACGGCCGCCAGACTTGGCGAACTATTCGGAACAGACCCCATAAAAATCCTTCAATCGGATGACATTGACTGGATGATTAGGCTTGCCTGTGCTAAAGTTATATCTAACGACCGCGAAGAGCAAGAGCGAAAGTCGAAGACTCAGCAGGCATAAACTGCATAGCTCGGCCGCTTTTACACTCACGTGACTTAAAAACTCACATGGAGCAGTAAAGGTATGGCAGACGAAAAAATCGTCATAAAAATTGATGTAGACGCAAGGACTACAGCTATTGAAAAGACGACGCAGGCGGTTAAGCGTCTCAAGCGCGAGGCTGGGAAGTTCTCATCTGGGCGCAGCGACGTAACTTCTTATCTAAACACAATGGATAAGAGTTTAACAAAAAGCACTAGCAAATTAAAAAGACATTTTGACTTCATAGATAAAGGGGTCAAAGCTTTTGGTGGTGTGTTAAAGAAATTTGTGTCTGTAGCCTTAAAGGGAATCATCCTGGAAATGGCCGCTCTTGGCGCAGCGATGCTTGGTGTCCACGCTTTATTTGTCGCTGGCAAATTCTTAGCCAAGGCCTATTCGGGGGCGATGCAGATATTAGCCGGAGGTGCAGCAGCCGCCACGGTTGCCATTGCCACTGCAGCAGCTGCGATAAGGGAACAGCAAGCTGCTATGTACGCATACCGCGGGAAAGGCGCTAAAGAACTTGGTTCTGGATTAGACCAGGCACGAGCAGGAATGCGCGCCTTGCAAATGGATGCAGACCTAGCTGGTCTGGGTGTAGCTGCACTGAACAAATCGTATGCAGTCATGTCGAAAACAATGAGCACACCACAAATCAATGCAAGTACAGGTTTGTTCAAGGGTCTTATGGACTTCGGTTCTGCTGGTCAAGACCCAGCAGCCGCAGCAGAAAAAGTTGCGGCAGTAATTGAATCTCTTTCAAACTCAAAGAAGAGTCTTTCTGATGTTAAAGCTGCCGCAAATGCTGTTGGTCCAGAAATGGCAGAAGCACTAAAGAAAGCAAACGTAAAAACAAAAGACCAACTTAAACAATTGATTATGTCTGGAAAGCTTGCTGAGTTTGGCGGTGTTGCCGGGCAGTTTGATGCTGTTAACAATACTCTTATTGGTAAAGTCAAAACATTTTTTAACTTAGTAAAAGGTCAATTTGCTGACTTCGGACAGCAGTTTCTAGAGCCAGCAAAAGTAGCAATGCAGAAGATATTCAATATCATCTCTCGCGACCTAAGAAAGTTGATGGTTTTAACATCCGATTTTGGCACCGGAACGTTCATGGACTCACTTGTAGCTGGTGTCGACAAGGTCAGTTCATTCATGGTCAATGTCATTGAAAAATGGCTCCCCAGGACCCAGGGGTTCTTTACCAAAATAAGTAACTGGTGGAATTCATTTACCGGCGGCTGGAAGAGAATGGTCGATTCTATGCGTCCGTTGATTGATGGCGCGCGTGTTCTTGAAAAAGCATTTTCACCAATTTGGGCAGCGATAAAACAGGGCGGAATCGACAACCTAAACAACTTCAGAGAAGGACTAATTGAAAACGAAACCGAAGTTCTTGAGTTTGGGAATAGGGTGGGCGAACTTATATCTGGTATTTCAGATTTTGCCCAAGGTCTAAAGAAAGCATTCTTCGATATATTGCCAATCATCAATGATGTTGTTGGTGGTCTCACCATGATGTTTAAGCAAGCAGCTGGATTCATGACGATGTTCAGCGGTAAGGGTGCCTTTCTTAGTCTTCTTCCAATCTTGACCATGTTCCTTGGTGGCAAGAAAATGGGGGCGACCAAGGGTGGATTCATGACTGCTGGGAGCATGGGTCTTCAGAACATGAACGTCAATGCACAAAACGTGACGATAACAGGGACTGGTCCTGGTCCAGGTGGGCCACGTGCTCCGACACCAGGGCCTGGTACGCCAGGTTTTTCTAGCGGCAGAACAGGTGGGGCTCCAGTCCCACCTGGATACACGACCACATCAACTGGTCTAATAGTTCCTAGCAGTCCAAGAGTTATCCCTGGAGCACCTGGTGTGAGCGGAGCGCTTCCGCATACCGCTGCAGCATACGGTGGCCCAACTGCAACGGCACAACAAAGCGCGGGTATGCGGCCAGGCGTTCACTCGTATGGTGCAAACTTCGGCGTAGCAAATGCATTTGTTCCTGGAAATTTTGCAGAAGGTAAAACTGGTTTTAGAAAAGGTATTGGGCGATATAGGGATTTTGCCATGAAACAAAGATACATGCGCACACAATCGGCCTATGGTTCAAGCCTCTTTGGGAACGAAGCACTTGGCAAAAAGGGCATCAATAACAGCATGACTGCAAAAATGGGAACCGCAATGGCTCTCAGTACTATGAGTCAATTTGCACCAGAAGAAATGCGTGGAGCAATGGCTCTTGGTGGCGCTGTTGGCGCATTTAATCCATTGGCCGGAATTGGTATCGCTGGAATTGGTGGAGCAATGAAAGCTCAAGGAGCAGGAAAGGGCGCACTAGCAGGAGCTGCTGGCGGTGCTGCAATGGGTGCATTCTTTGGTCCGGCAGGAATCGCGATAGGCGCAGGAATTGGTCTTCTTGCTGGCGGAATAATGGGTGGTGTAAACGAAGTTAGACAACGAGCAAAAGAAGCACGCGCTGCAATTAAGAGCTCTGTTGGAAGTGTTCTTACAGGGATAATGACAGAACGTTCAATTGAATTTCAAGACAACCTCAATGCAGTGAACCGTGGAGGAATAACAACGGGTCGTCGCGGCTCACTTGAAGGTGTTGGCGCTGATTTCATTTCAAAAATGGCACCACTGTCAGAAAAAGCAAAAGATGCAAATCGTACGCGCAAAGGCGAACGCTACTCGGATGTTATGAACTCAAACATCACAACAGCGGCAATGCTCAAGACACCACTTGCTCCATTGGGTGTTCTGAGAGCAAAGGTTCGCGTAATGAGCGCACTAATCCCAGACATTATGGACGTTGGTTCTCTGATAGGTAAAATACCTGGTGCCGGGAAATTAAACAAATTACCAGGTGTTGGTGCTATAAAAAGCACTATTGGGATGGATGTAAAAACAGCACGAACTGGAAGAAACGAAGCTTTCATTCAAGACCTGTTTGATAATCAAGCCAAGTATGGCATGAAGATGACAGAAGATGAACTGAAAAAAGCTCTTAAAGACCCACAGAATTCAGTTCAAGAATTTGTAAAGCAAATAGAAGAACGCGGTGAAGCTTTCAAGATGATGGACGATGTCAATAAAACTCGCCTTGACACTCTTTCAAAAATGAGCGGAAAAACAAAGCCTGAACTCGAAGCTTTGGCTAAAAGCCTTGGTGTAAACCTGTACGACGCAACATTGAAATTTGACGACCTGGTAACAAAACTGAAAATAAACATGCTTCGCTCTGCAGAAGAAATGAAGGCTGCACAGACAAATGCGTTGCTTGACTCAACTAGCCTATTTGATGATGCAATAAAGCAGATAGACGCATCATATGCAATTGACTCTAAGTCAAGAACCCTTAAAGACCAATTTGATGCAGGAAGCCTAAGCGATAAGAATCTTCTTGAGTATATGAAGACTCTCCCAGCAGACCTTGCTGCCGCATACGGTGGAGACCCAGTAAAAGCTTTCTACGAACTACGTAGGTCTGTTGGTTCAGAAAAGGGAACTCAGTTCCAGACCGGCGGCGCGCTGGAGGGCATGGCGGCAACGTTCCTTAATAATCCAGTCTTCCAAAAGTATATGAAGCAGTCAGAGGACGCGATGCTTGGTGAAGCAGCCACCCAGGTTGGTGGAGTCATTAACCAAGGCGACAAAATGGTCGACCCAGCATTAATCAAGCAAAAACTTGCAAGCATGGACCCAGCTAAGCAAGAAGCATTCATGGCAAAGATATCTGCATACGAAACAACCATGAATCTTCCAGGCACCGATGCAGCAACGCGTATGGCAAAAACAAAAGGTTCAGAAGCTCTTATGGCTGAACTTGGAATACCACTAAGTGCATTGGAGAAGATTCCAGACAACGTAGACGCTGCTGCGACCTTGGAGGGTGCAAGCAAAAACTTCAAAGATGCAGTTCAACAGTATGTTGACAATACATCTAAATTTTTCGGTCCCGATGCCGATAAGCCAGATTGGTGGTCAAAAGAAGCCATGAAAGACATCATGACTGGTGGAGATACATCTTCTCCAAGAGGCAAAGGCATTGGCGATACAACAGCATCGCGCCTATCACAAACGATGAGCAGACATGCGGCGATGAATGGGCAGCTGACTGGAACAAGAAATATTACGTCTGCTTTCAGAACATTTGGTCTTGGCTCTCCAAGTTCCGACCATGCAACGGGAAGAGCTTACGACCTAACCGGACAGAACCTTGGCGCATACTCAAAGCTTGTTCATGCAAATGGTGGCTTTGCTGAGTTCCACGGCAACAACGCGAACAGACATCTCCATGTTGTTCCTGGTCCTGGAGCAATGGGTGACACATCAGTTCCTTCGTTTGGAAGGATGCCACAATCAATGCCTGGTCAGAGCGGTTCAAGTACTACAAACAACATAACCGTGAACGGCGCTCCTGGTCAATCCCCTGAAGCAATCGCTGCTGCAGTAATCCAAAAGATTGAAGCACGTGAAAGAAATATCAGGGAGCGTAGATAATGACAACCGGAGATACAGTTGGTCCGTACTACACGGGCTCAATACATTACAGAGTTATTAGAAGACTCAGCTATCTAGACGCTCTCAGCAAATACCAGGGATACAGAATTTGGGGCATGTTCAAAGTAACTGATTCTAGGTTGGCAAAGCCCGATGAGCCATTGGGTGCTGGTTGGCTTCGACTAAATAACAAACAATATTGGAATCCATTTCCATTTTATGCAACAACGCACGTTCAAGAGTATTTTGCTGGAGACGAATACACAACTCAGGTGTATGGGTCAAGGCCTGTTGGGCCGAATCTAACTGACCCAAGTGGTGTTGATGTTTCAAAACTTGGAATTGTTAATGCTCAAAGCCAACCAGGTTACAAATTTGTTGACCCTGGGACATCAAGACTGTGGGTCTCTTCTATATACAGAGCAACATTTCAATACGTCCAATGGGAATCAATCAAAAACACATCTCAGGCAATAAAATCAAAAGGCATAAATCCATACGGAGGAACAACAGTCCAAGTATGGGTCAAGGTGACCGGAACCGGAACAAGTACAGAAACCGGACTGACGTACTGGTATCACCCTACATTCCAGGCGTTTTATTCAATACCTCCAAGTGTTGATTATTTGATTGGCGCTGTTGGGAATGAAACTACAGACTCTCTTAGAGAGGGAAAAATACTTTCACTAATAGCTCAAGGAAACACTAGAGCACAGGCAATTGCTCTTATCGATTCGAAGACCGCAGGCCCAGGTTCACCTGGAGCTGGTGGCGGTGCTGGGGCAGGAGGGGCAGGAGGGGCTGGGAATGGGAATGGTGGGAATCAGAATGGAAGTCAGTCAGAACAGTCTGCTGGACCAAAAGCTGCAATAAAAGCAACAGTCAGAGTGCGCGGGAATTTCGGATTCGTAGCCCCAGGAGAGCCAGAGGGCGGAGAACCGCAGATGGTTCAGTACTACAAGTCTGGTGACAGTCAGTTACAGACAACTGCTAGACATTATTTCCTGCCAAAACCAAACCAGGTTAATTATCAGAACCTTGGTTCCGAATGGACAGAGATAGAGCGAGTTGGAAGAATTCCATTGGTCGACTGGAAAAACTACAGACTAATGAAGGTTTCATTTCAGTTTTTAGTTATTCCAGACAATACATATAGAACCGGTGCATTTGGAGAAACAGCAGACGATGGAATAACGTTCTCAATTGATGAAAAGTTGGAAAATCTTAGAAATATGGCGGCAAGGCCGTACCCGGTAATACTTTATGGATTTGATGACCTTTTGATAAATTCGAATCCATTTTCTATGTCAACCGGTGCAGGCGTCCAGTTTGTAATAAATGAATTAACAATATCTTCTCTAATCAGAACAACAACAGGCTCGATAAATAGAGCAACGTGTGACATAACTCTTCAAGAAGTACCAATTGAATACATCAATATCATTTCATTGCCTAAACTCGTTCCTGGACAAATAATCCCTCCTCCGCCAACCCTTGTCCCACCAGCATTCGGCGAGCGAGATGCATTTACTGCAAGAGTGCAAAATTATGGGAATCCATTCAATACGACAACAACTGGTTAATAGATGGCAACCTTTCAGTACGTAAGTCCAGATATTGGTGCATATTCAGGAAATCTGCCAAATACTGCTGGAAAGATTTCAATTGGCTCGCTATCCGATGGCGTAATGACCAATATAGACCACTCTATTATTTCTGTAAACGTTGATTACTCGATGAATGAAGCATCTCAGCTCAGCTTTGATGTGATTGAAACAATGAATACTGATTTTTCACAGATTGCAGAAGCTGAAAGAACATATCCTAGAGTTCTTGAATTTGCACAAAATAATTATTTTCAAATTGGTAGAGATGTTATTTACGAAACAAACACCCTCAACGAGATAAGCAATACAAATAACTCTGGAACAAATCTAATAAAACA